GCTGATATATCAGGTCTAAGAAATTGGTCTTTATCAATTACTAAAGATACTCAAGAAACCACAGTTCAGGGGGACACCTCAAAAACTTTTGTTGGCGGTCTTATTTCTGGTGAAGGTTCAGCAACTCTCATTTATGACAATGCTGGTAACTCTGATTATTTAGCATTTGTTGAAGATATTTTGACAACTGGTGATGCTGGTGATGCCTTGTTTGAGTTGTTTCCAGATAGTTCAGCAAGTTCTAAAAAGTTTGGTTTTTCTGGAATCATAACAGGTGCTGAATATGGAGCAACCATAGGAGAAATTCAAGAAATAAATATTTCGTTTATATCGACAGGTGCAATCACTTCAGACATATAGTAAATTTCTAACAACTAACAACATATAACATGGCAACAAAAAGAACCGTTGATTTAATCACTGAGGCTTTCAGTGATGTGATGACAGCAAGAAGAAAGTATGAACTAAAAAAGCCAAATGGTGATTTATTAAAAGATTTATATTTTCCACCTTTAACAAGATTTGATAGAAAAAAAGCTCAAGTTGCTGCTGGAACTGATGATGCTTTGACAATTTCAACAAAACTTTTATGCCAAATTGCAGAAAATGAAGATGGTTCAAAAGCATTTCATTCTGCCGATGCTGAAAACCTACAAAGATTTCTTCCAGAAAGTGTATTGAATGAACTTGAGCTATTTATGATGGATATTCAAGTTGACTTAGATACAGCAAAAAACGAATCAAGCGAGATAACTGGTTAAATTTTGAGTTTTTTCTCGCATCAGAATTAGGAAAGACATTAGTTGAATTGAGAAAAG